GCACTCATCTTTTTTAGTCATGTCCCACCTGAGATGCATCTCAGTTGCGAAGACTTTAACTGGTTGAGACGAGGATTAGAAGAGACAACTCTTTTCACTCCTTTTGAAAAGGCTGATATTCTAATCCATTGGATGGAACATACTGACCCAGCATGTTTCTTGCCAGAAGCATAGGACGCAAACGACTGAAGGAACGGGATCTTAAAACATCTCATTTCTTTAGGAGTAAACCGATGAATCTTCTTAACCTTTACAGCAACAACACTTCTTATCGTGGTGTATCTTACGATCCCCATGCTAAGAGAGAAGTTGAAACCCACACCGTTCTTGAAACCTATCGTGGTTGCAAGCATGAGGAAAAAGTGGAGGTTGCAAAATGAAGAACGTAGTTAGAGAAAATTGGCTCTCTGTCATCAAGGCAAAACAAGTCAAGGAACAAAAACTACACCAAGCGCAACTTTGTATGGCAGGTCACTGTACAACAAAGAGGTGAAAATGGATAACTATGTCTATCATCATGATGACATGGATAAAGAAAATAGACCACCTGCTTGCTATCAATTAACATATAGAGGTTGCAAGTATTGGTCTTGCTATCGTATACATTTAAGAGAATGGTTTGAGGATATGTTATCCGTAGAACCAATACTTAACAGGAGGGGTTGACTACCCCTCTTTTTTTGTCTATAATTAGTAGAGAATACACATAAGTATGGACAAACAAAAACTAAAACTTATTGTACGTAATCTAGAACTTCTAGTGGATTCTTTGAAAACAGAAGTGTACTCTGATACTCAGAGTTACTTAGAGTACAAAGATCAATCTCTACATGATTACGATGAAATTTTTGAAGACGACGACGGCTACCCTGATTAAGAATTAAATGACTGTTAAACTTGTAAGTGTTACTCCCGATGCAGAACAAACCATGGCTTACATCGCCAGGGTTTCCAATCCTGCGAATCAAAGTAATGAAAATTACGCACGACTTCTTTCATATTGCATCAAACACAATCACTGGTCAGTGTTTGAACAATCTACTATGACTCTTGAGATTGAAACTACTCGTGCAATAGCGGCTCAGATTTTGCGCCACCGTTCGTTCACATTCCAAGAGTTTTCCCAACGTTATGCTGATTCTTCCCTACTCTCGAAGGCGATCCCTCTCCCCGAACTTCGCCGTCAAGACACCAAGAATCGTCAGAACTCTATTGATGACATGGATCCATTTGAGGTTCAACTCTTAGAGAAACAGATGCAAACTCTGTTCGATTCTTCGATGGCACTATACCAACAGATGCTTGATCGCGGTGTGGCAAAGGAATGTGCAAGAAACGTACTTCCTCTCTGCACTCCTACTCGCATTTATATGACTGGTTCATGTCGTTCTTGGATTCACTATATCAATCTGCGTTCTGCAAATGGAACTCAGAAAGAACATATGGACGTTGCTCTCGCTTGTAAGGAAGTATTTAAAGAACAATTTCCCACTGTATCAGAAGCCTTGGAGTGGTGATATATACAGTGTCCCCTAAAAAGGTGTAACATGTATTACCAAACTGAATCACTTTCTAAGGACAATGCTCCGACAGTTTGTACCATTGTTGATGTCAAGAACGAAAAATATATTGTAGAATATATGAAAGACGGACAATTTGTAACTACAGAATTGTCCCCAGATGATATCAAAAAGTTAGACTATTCTGAACAAGATATTAGTCAATAAATAAATTTGTAGTCTAATAATTATCATGCCCACATATAGATTCGAAAACACTGAGACTGGTGAAATTTTTGAGAAGTGGATGCTGATGGATGAGAAGGCACCTTATCTGGAAGCAAATCCACAATTAAAACCACTTATTCCGACACAAATGAATGTCGGTGAAGTTGGCGATTGGCAAAATAGACTTGTTTCAAGAAATCCAGGCTGGAACGATGTTTTGAAAAAGGCATCGAAAGCACCTGGTTCAAACGTAAAACCCATTTAATCAAATATGGCAAGACAAAGAAAAACCTCAAACGGCAACATCGGTATCGGGATGAGTGCAAAACAGATGAGACGTAAGAAACCAATCAACTCTGATCTTATGGTTGGTATCGACCCGTTGACTGATAATCAAACTAAATTCTTTGATGAGTACAAAAAAGGCAAAAACTTATTTGCTTATGGTGCTGCTGGTACAGGTAAAACTTTCATTGCTTTATATCATGCTCTCAAGGATGTTCTCGATGAGAGAACTCCATATGAAAAAGTTTACATTGTAAGGTCACTTGTATCTACTCGTGAAATTGGTTTCCTTCCTGGAGATCATGAAGATAAAGCCGCACTTTATCAAATTCCTTACAAGAATATGGTAAAGTATATGTTTGAACTTGCTTCTGATTCAGATTTCGAGATGCTTTATGGTAATCTCAAAGCTCAAGAAACAATCTCGTTCTGGTCCACTAGTTTTATTCGTGGAACTACACTAGACAATGCAATTGTTCTGGTCGATGAAATGCAAAACTTGAATTTCCACGAACTTGATAGTATAATTACACGTATTGGGGAAAATAGTAAGATCATTTTCTGTGGTGATGCCACACAAACAGACTTACAAAAAACCCATGAGAAAAATGGTATTCTAGATTTCATGAAAATTATCAATGCAATGGAATATGATTTTTCTTCAGTAGAATTTGGAGTTGATGATATTGTTCGTTCTGGCCTTGTCAAGAACTATATCGTAACTAAGTTGGCGATGGGTATGTAATAATGTTTCCTGTTACACTTTATGATGGATTCTATGAAAATCCAGATGAAATAAGAGAGTTTGCGCTCTCTTTAGATTATGGAAAACAAACAGGAAACTTCCCAGGAGAGAGGACACAACCTTTAGAAGAAATTGATCTGGAATTTAGTTCTAAATTTTTTCTAAGGATCCTCTCTCTTTTTTATAATTTGGATAAAGAAAGAGTTGGATTTAAAATTCAATCTTATTTTCAAAAGATATACCCATATTCCGATGATATGAACGATCCATTAAATAATGGATGGTATCATTCTGATGATGATCACAATTTAGCCGCTGGTATCGTATACTTAAATCCTACGCCGAATCCAAACGCTGGAACAGTATTCGGAATAGAGACTGGAGGATTCAATCCAGAATCTCATCCAGGTTATTCCATTAGAGATGATCTATACAGGAATAATAATTTGGGAGACATTGACGTTGATCTTTACAGAAAATCTGTAATCAAACATAACTCTTTATTTGAAACTACAATCGAAGTAAAAAATCAATACAATAGATTAGTTTTTTATGACAGTAGAATACCTCACAGAGAAAACAATTTTTTCTGTAATTATGATGAACCAAGATTGACACATGTATTCTTCGTAAAATACTTCGAATCTGACACTAAACCACTCAATAGAATGTTTAATAATGAAATTCAAACACCTAGATTATCTTAAAGAAGAAGTTGACCTGGAGGCTCAAAATATTGAAGGAACACGTTTCTACAAAGTTCCTTCAGGTAAACTGTACCCATCCATCACTTCCGTAACTAGTTTTTACGGTAGAGAAAAGTTTATTGAGTGGCGTAGAAAGGTTGGTGAGGAAGAAGCTAATCGTGTAACTCGTATCGCCACTGATAGGGGAACTAAGTTTCACGATCTTGTTGAGAAATATATGCTCAATGAGAATGTGGATGACTACAATCCACTACCTACAACAAAGTTCCTTTTCCTTGCGGCTAAACCTTATTTGGACCGTATAAATAATATACATGCTTTAGAAAAATCACTTTACAGTGATTACCTAGGACTTGCGGGCCGAGTAGATTGTATTGCGGAATACGAAGGAGAACTCGCAGTCATTGACTTCAAGACCTCAAAGAAGATTAAACCAGAAGAGTGGATTGAAAACTACTTTGTTCAAGAAGTAGCCTATGCTTGCATGTATTATGAAATGACCGGTATTACGGTTGACAAATTGATTACCATCATGGTAGCTGATAATGGAGAATGTCATGTTTATGAAAAAAGAAACAAGGGTCACTATATTAAACTTCTTACCAAGTACATCCGAGAGTTCGTCTCTCATCACACACAAGACTAAACCTATGCAGAACAACACTGAAGATGTAAACAATCTAATAAAGGAGAAGTTTCTCTGTCAGTCCAAGT